CACTGCGACGCGCCGCCCAATCTGCGCGCTGCCGGAATCGCTGCCGCTGAACGTTTTTTCGCAGAATCCGGCGTCGACCCAATCGCCGCCTGGCGCGCCGCCGAGGCGTGCAGCTTCGGCGCCCTGTTCGACCGCGACGCCCTGCGCGCGTGGTATCTGGCCGAGGACGCCGCTGTTTTGGCCATGTACGGGCGTTGGCGCCACGCACCCGCCAGCGTTGCGCTGGAGTGGCGCGCGGAGCCGGTCAGACCACGCGCCGCATCGGCGTCGGCATAGCCGCTAAATGCGTCTCGGTCGCGTCGCGCGCGTCCGATTTCGTCCCGCGCCAATCCGGCGACGCCCAGCAGTGGCGCGAGGTCTGGTTGGCGCGCGATTTGCACATGCCCAGGTCTTGCCAACGCGCCTCTGCTAGCGCATGCTGCAGGGCCTGCAGGTTCAGCCTAATGTGCGGGGGCGCCTGATTCTGCAGGCGATCCACCAGCGGCTGCCACGGGCCACTGATGACGCCGAGGCGGAATTCCTCGATGCGCTTCTCGATGCGGTCCACCAGCCACGATTCCGCTCCGCTGCGGCTGGTGGCGACCATGATCTGTTTCGCCTCGGTCCACGGCGGCGTGGCCCCGGGCGCGAAACGCGACACATCCCGCTGCCGCAAATACAGCGCCCCGGCTTGCAGTCCGCCCGCGGCGAACCAGCCCCACAGGCGCGTGGATTCCTCCTCGGTCATTCTGGGCGCATCTGTCCACAAAACATACCATCGTCGGTCATCTGACGGTATCGCTATTGCATCGCGGTAGTTCGAAAACGCCAGCACCAGCGCTTGATTCCGCACCTGTATCGGATGCGCAAATTTCCGCTGCACCGATAGCAGTTCCGGCGGCGCTGCGAGAATCGGTTTCAGGCGGTTTTCCAGCGCCCTGCGGTCCACAGCCTCGCTCTGCCGCAGTTCGTTAAAAATAATCAACTCGTTCTCTAGATAGTATCCCCATTGATCCTGTAATTCTGCGGTTTCGACTGAGGCGCAATTGGTTTTGTTTTCGCCGCCGATGGCGTAAAGCAGGGGCGCGATCATGCTGTCTTTCCCCGCGCCAGGCACGCCGCCGATCAGGATCGCGTGGTTGATCTTGACCCCGGGGCGCTGCACTTTGAAAGCGAAGGCATCGAGCATGTGGTTTCGCTCTGCAGGATCAGGGATCAGTCTCTCAACGTGATCCAGCCACGGCTGCGGGTCGATGCTGCTGGTAATCACGGGCCTGCCGTCGCGCCATTTATTGCCGAACGCCTGCCCTTGGTGCTCGCAGAGGGTTGACGCCCCAGGCGCGTAGGTGGCGCCGGCCAAGACGCGGGCGCCCATTGCGGCTCGGTTTTCGTCGAAGCTCACGCTGGCTTCGATCTTGCGCGCCGCGCCGCTGGTGTTGGCGTGGATTGAATGGCACCTGACCGAGCGATACAGGGCGTTGAACGCTGAGCGGCTTACCTCGGTGCGTTCGACCAGATCGAAGAATCCGTCATCCGGGACCATGTACGCCCAGCGGGCATACCATTCTGCGGGCTCCAGTGTTGATACGTCCCGCGCTGCGACTGCCTGCTCTGCCGGCGTTGGCTCTGCGGGCTCCGGTGCCGGTGGCCCGTACAGCGCTGCCCGTGGCGCAATCCACGCCCGAGCGTCGGACCACCGGGTCCAGCCGGAATCGGCGCAGTCCCATGCGTCAGGCTGGCCGGCAGGGTCGATTACCTTGACCTCGGCCGCGATAGGCTGCAGGATCGCCGCCAGGCGCTGCATAGCCTCGATGCCGGCTTGATCCGCGTCAGGCCACAGGAGGATTTTCCGGCCCCGCAGGGTCTGCCAGTTCGCGCGGCTCAGCGCCTGCGCGCCACCGGGCCAGGTGCATGCGACGTAAGGCGAGCCCGTCAGACCTGCCGCCGCGTCGGCGGCTTTCTCGCCTTCCACGACCAGCACCGGATCCTCGGGGCGGGCCTCCAGTTCCTGCAGCCTGTACAGCGGGCGCGGCACCGGCCACTGGCCCATGCCCCAGCCGTCGGTGCTGAAAGTCCAAGGCACGATTTGCTTGCGCTGCCCGGGCGGGTCGTAGCGGGCCACGTAGCCCAGCACGTCGCCGTTGCCGTCGTAGTACGTCCATATCTGCGATGGGTCGCCGTATATGGGATGCCTGCAGTCGTGATCTGCGGCCTCGCTGGGGACCGGTGTTATCACCTGCCGCTGCGGTTTCGCTGGGCGCGGCGGCCGCGCTGGCGCTGCGGGCGTGCCGTCCAGTTGTCGGTACGCCTCGCCCAGATCGATCTCATGGATAGCCGCATACAGGTCGATAAGGTCGCCGCCCTTGTCGCCAGTGGCGAAGTCGGCCCAGCGTCCGCTGAGAAGGTTGACGGAGCAGGAGTCGCCCTCGCCGCCCGCCAAGTCGCCGCAGACCCACTCATGGCCCCGGCGTCGGCCGCCTGCGAGCCACTGGGGTACAAGGGTTTCGGCGCTGATGAGCAGGCGCTGCGCGAGTGCGCTGAAGTCGAGTTTCGTTGTCATTTTTCCTCCGTCAGCAGTCGCCACGCTGTTGCAGCGCAGAGTGGGACTTGTCCGTTGCCAATGGCTTTAAGTCGGTCCACCCGAGCGGCCACCCCATTAGCCACTCGACCCACGTCGGGTTCAGACTGCCACCAATCTGCTTGCTCAATGGCCTGGAGTTGCGCTCCATCGTTGCTTGGCTGGCCTTGCCGCTGCGCCAGTCTCTTGCTGTCGGAGTGGCGCACTTCAGCACCGCAGTCGCTAGGCCGTCCCCACTGGTCGGGCTGGTGCCTTTGCGGTTGTAGTTCCCGCACACGGTCGGCGTGGGCCAGCGCTTCACAGCCTGCGCCAAGTCCACTTGCACTTTCTTGCCCGCTGCGCTGTAGGCCGTGCGCTCGCTGCGCCAGTCCGTCACATGCGCCACTGACCGTCCGCCATTCGGGCATGTCGGCGTGGGCCATTGACGCTTCTGCAAGGCTTTCCTGCTGTTGCTCCCGCCATCCAAACCGTTCGTGTTGGGCGTTTGAAAAAACGTCTCTCCGTTCGGCACGCAGCCAGAACCTGTCCCGCTGGTGCGGCGCTCCAACGTCGGCAGCTCCCAGCACAGTCCACCGGCAGTCATACCCGAGCGCGGCCAAGTCACCGAGGACTCGCCCGAGTCCCCGAGTAAGGAGCGCTGGGCTGTTCTCCACGAAGACGTATCGTGGTCGAACCTCGCCAACGATCCGCGCCATGTGTCCCCACATGCCGCTGCGGGCGCCGTCGATGCCGGCTCCCTTGCCGGCCACGCTGATGTCCTGGCAGGGAAAGCCTCCAGATACGACGTCAACAATGCCTCGCCACGGTCTGCCGTCAAAGGACTGAACGTCATCCCAAATCGGGAAGGGCGGGAGAACGCCGTCATTCTGTCTGGCGGCAAGTACGCTTGCGGCGTAGGGTTCCCACTCGACGGCGCAAATGGTGCGCCATCCGAGCAGTTTGCCTCCGAGAATGCCTCCACCAGCGCCCGCGAAAAGAGCCAGCTCATTCATCTCACCTCCAAAACCGCCGGGTCAATCACCTCAGCGCCCGGGATCCTGCCGGCCTGCGCCTCCCGCGTCCGAGCCCTGATCCGCTCCTCGGCGCGGAACCGCTCCGCGTGCGTGACCGTGGCCAAGATGTCGATCATGGCCACTTCCAAGCACCGCAGCGCCGCCAGTTCTCCGGCCCGCACCGCTCGCGTGCCCGTCGCCTGCTGCCGGCGGATGATCTCTGCGCAGGCTGCCTGTGCGTCTGCGATCACGCCGTCAGGGTCGGACGCCAGGCCCATGCGCGTGAGTTCCTCGGCCAGGTTGACGGCATCGAAGATCGTGCCCCACTGCTGGCGCTGGGCCTTGCCCTTGGCCACTGCGTCGAGTGCGTCGTACATCTGAAGCGCCCAGACGGTGCGGTCGTCGCGGCTGAGTAGGGCGGCACCTGTGATGGCGACGAGGTGGGCTGTGGGGTTGATGCCTTGGGGGCGGTAGGTGCTGCGCTTGCGGGTCATGCGTCACCCTTTGGCTCTTGAATGCTTTTCCACCAGCGGCGCATTTCAGTCGGGTCGTACCATGTCCTATTTACAACGCAGTTCCCTGTTGATCTTATTTCCGGTTTCGGACCGTCTCTTGTCCCCAAAAAAACAGCCA